GCAATAAGTAGTTGGCAACTAGGTGATTTTAAGAAAGCATATAAGCACGGCAAAGAAGCAGTAAAGATAAGTCCAAATGATGAACGACTAGCAAAGAACCTAGCGTTCTATAAGGAGAAGATGAATGGCAACACTAAATGATATGATCGCAGAAGTGCGGTCTTCACTGGCTGGGTATACCCTGCGACAAGATCGTATCTCATATCTTACCAGTGCCATCACTACAACAGATACAGCAATACAAATTGGTTCATCTGCAAACCTTGCTAAAGGAATCATTGAAATCAATGATGAACTTATCTGGGTTGATAACTTTGATAAGCAAAGCAATACAATGAATGCAGCACCTGGCTTTGGTCGTGGGTATCAAGGAACATCACCTTCACCACACGCAGCCAATGCTCAGGTAATTCTGACTCCATCATTCCCGCGTACTAACATTCAACAAGCTATTAACGACACAATTAACTCTGTCTATCCTAAACTCTTTGCAGTCTACTCAACAACATTTACTTTTAATGCAAGTCAAACAACATACGCGCTGCCTGATGCAGCTAAGAATGTTATCTATATGTCTTGGCAAACAACAGGTTCTAGCCGTGAATGGCTACCTATTGACAAATGGCGACAAGATTTAATGGCTAACGTTGCTACTTTCAATACACAAAAGACAGTTAATATCTATGAGAATATCCAGCCAGGACGTACAGTTCAGGTTTGGTATGCAGCAAACCCACAGACTATGACAAGCGGTACTGATGATTTCAGTGCAGTAACTGGTCTACCTGAATCTAGCAGAGATGTAATTGTCTACGGCGCAGCCTACCGCCTGCTTTCATTCATTGATCCAGGACGCATTAACTTGACTTCAGCAGAGGCAGACCTTGCAGATAGCAAGGTTCCAGGTGCTGCAGGTTCTAGCAACTCACGATATATCTATGCGCTGTATCAACAGCGCCTACAAGACGAGTCACTCAAACTCACTGGCAATTTCCCAATACGTATCCATTACACAAAATAAGGTAGGAAAAATATGACACGTAGATTCAGCTCTACCAGCGTTGCTACATCGCTAGCAGGTAGTATCAATAGTTCTGATACAACCATTACTGTAGCATCTGGTACAGGTTCTGCTCTTATGGGTGGTGTAACACTTTCTCCTGGTAACGTAGATTCATTTGCAATTGCACTTGATGTGGATACTATCAATGAAGAAATCGTATGGGTTACCGCAATCTCGTCTAGCACTTTGACAGTAGTTCGTGCTCAAGCTGGAACATCTGGCATAGCACACACTGCAGGTGCATCCGTCAAACACGTGCTTACCGGTGATGACGCAACATTCTTTACAGCAGGTGTAGCAACGGCTGATGCCGCAATTCCAGAGGCAGTAGTAACTGCTAAGGGTGATCTTATTGCAGCAAGTACTAGCGCTACAGTTGATAACCTAGCAGTTGGAACAGATGGACAGGTACTCACGGCTGATTCGGTAAGTACATTAGGTGTAAAATGGTCTACTCCAGTTACTCTTAATTTAACACTTAACGCTAAAACTGGTTCTTATACATTACTATCAAGTGATGTTAATAAACTGGTCACAGTAACTAGCGCATCTGCATCTACTATTACTATTCCTAACGGTGTCTTTACGGTAGGCCAGCAGATTAACGTCAGCTCCCTTGGAACTGGTCTAGTTACTATTGACTCGGATGGAACTACAGTTCTTCGTTATGCTTTAGGAACTGTCCTTCGTACTCAATATTCAACAGCAACAATTATTTGTATTGCAAGTAATGAATTTCTATTGGTGGGAGATTTATCAGCGTGAGAATCCTAGGAGTAGTAGCATCTTCATCTCGTGAAGTTCCAAATGCACCAACAATTGGAACAGCAACTAACGTTGGGACTGGTCGCGCCTATAACAATGGCGCAGCAACCGTTACTTTTACAGCGCCTACTTTTGATGGTGGTTTTCCTATTACTAGCTACACAGTTACATCTAGCCCTGGTGGATTTACTGGTACAGGTGCCTCTTCACCTATTACTGTAACTGGTTTACAATCTGCTACAGCATATACATTTACTGTAACTGCTACTAATGCTAGTGGTATAGGTGCAGCCTCTGCTGCATCTAATAGCATCACAGCAACCACGGTTCCACAGGCTCCAACTATTGGAACCGCTACTGCGGGTAATGCTTCTGCAACAGTTACTTATACAGCAGGTGCTACAGGTGGAGCAACAGTTACTGCATATACAGCGACTTCTTCACCTGGATCATTAACAGGAACAGGCACATCTCCTATTACAGTCTCAGGTCTTACCAATGGAACTGCCTACACATTTACAGTTACAGCAACTAATGCTAACGGTACATCTACTGCCTCTGCTGCATCTAACAGCGTTAGTCCTGTTGCTCCATTTAGCCCAACAACTTATTACTACACAGCAAGCGGAACATTTACACCAACATCTTATCCAGCAACTTATGATGTATATGTTCTTGGTGGTGGAGGTTTTCTCGGAAACCAAAGTAATTCAAGTACCGCAAATCTATCAACTACCTGTTACGGCGGTGGTGGCGGTGGCGGATATTACGCAACTGGCAGTGGAACGATTAACAGTGGAAGCGTAACTGTTACAGTTGGTGCTGCTGGAATCGGTGGTGCTGGTGGTACAAGTACATTTGCTGCAGTTAACGCAGCAGGCGGTGCAGCAGGTAACAACGGAATCGTCGCTAACCAAAAGTGCGGCGATGGTGGCGCAGGCGGTTCTGGTGGCGGTGGCGGCGGTATGCAACGCTATAGAAATAACACCCTTGAGGTTCTTGCTTATAGGGCTGCTGGAAATGCTGGAAGTACTGGTGGTTCTGGAAACGCATCTGGTGCTGACCCATTTTTTAATTCAATAGCAGGAAATGGTGGTGCTGGTAGCGGTGTATCAAGTTCAGGTGGTGGAGCATCTACCCTTGGTTTTGGTGCTACTGCTGGAGTGAGTTCCTATGGCACTAATGGAAACACTGCTGGAATTACCGTTGCTGGAGTTAACTATGGTTCTGGTAAAGGTTTAGGTTTTGGCTATATCGCAGGTACTGGTAACCGAGCATCAACTGATGGTTATGTAGTTATTAGAAGAAACGCATAAGGAGTAAATATGGAACATTTAGAAAACCATCCACACGCATTTCTTAAAGATGGCGTTGTTGTAAATGTAGCAGTATTTGATGGACACGATTCAGAACTGCTAGATATAATTAAAGAAGCACACAATGCAGATTTAGTTATGTGTTGTTGCGATCACGGTATGGCATCTATTGGTGGGTTTTGGGGTGAGACTCGTTTCTACCCAGCAAAACCTTATCCAAACTGGGTCTGGTATGATGGAAGTGGGACTTTCCATCCAGATGGAATGGAAAAAACTCCTCCGCAATGGGTACCTCCAATCCCAATGCCAACCGATGCTTATTATGAATGGAGCCAAGAAGACAATGAATGGAAATTTGTCAGAGATTTTGAGGTTGATGAAGACGAGTAATAATGAGTAGCATTGTATTTATCAATACGGTAGATGCACCTGATATTTATGCTCCACAACCTTGCTCAAAGCTAATACCAGATTGGTACAAAAATACCAATTCATACATCGGTGAAACTAAAACGCCAAATGGTAATGGCTCAACAACTGCAACCATTAAACGCTGTATGCCAGTTTTTGATGTAATGAACGCTGGTTATATTCTTGTTACTCATACAGATATTTGGGTAAGTCAGAAGCCAGACCTTCCAGATAATCCTAACAAAATAATACCCTGGTTTGAATGGCCTTCTTTTGATGCAATTTCTTTTCATCCAGAAGAACAGGCACCATTACATCCAAAAGTAGTAGGAACTCCTATTCCTAAGTGGATAAATCCTTGGGGCATTAAAACTCCAGCAGGATATTCAACATTATTTATAGCTCCAGTACATAGAGATAATCCATTTACTGCATTGCCAGGGATAGTAGATACTGATACCTACACAGCACCAGTAAATATCATCTTTACTTTAACAGATCCAGAGTTTGAGGGTTTAGTCCCAGCAGGTACACCGATTGTTCAGGTCATTCCTTTCAAGCGAGAGTCTTGGGATATGGCTATTGGCACAGAAAAAGATTTAACAGAACAAAACAAAGTATCTACAAAATTACGTACTAAATTCTTTGATTCTTACAAGACTCAGTTCAGGCAGACTAAAGAATATAAATAAACTAAGCCCCGCTTCGGCGGGGTTTTTTATTGGAAACAATCTAAGGAGTAGTTAATGCCATACGGCGACGATATTACCGAACGCTTACCCTTTGTACTATCTAATCCATCGGGCAACATTAACTACACAGCTACTGGCTATGCCTACGATATTGCTATCGCTGGTCTACCGTTCTTTATTACTCCCCTAGATGATTCACCTTATCGCCGTGTAACGGCTCAGTACCGCAAGCAACAACTTGATACTACCCGCGAACCTGGTGAACAGACACTCACCGGTTGGTGGCTTAGATCCCAGTCTTCATTCCACCTTGGTCAAGGCATTAAGTTCTTTGAACCAGCACAGGATGAGTCGCTTCGCTTTCAGTACACATCATCTAAAGGTTTAGATGTATGGACTAAGGGACAGGCAACGCTGCTTAAGAACTGCAATAGTCAGCACATCACAACAGGTGGTATCCGTAGCAATGGTCGTCCTTGGCAGTTAATGCGCTCTATCCAATGGACTAAGAGTTCAAATAACTATGATGGTGTTCTTCTTGTTGATGAGTATGATGCAGATAAAGTTTTTCCAAAGATTACTGTATCTATTAACAACAAGGCTCTGACTTCCAACGTGGCGACGCTGACAACTACTGCAGCACACGGCCTATCTATAGGTATGGAAATTGTTATTACTGGTGTGGATGCCACCTTCAACGGTACGTACCGCATCACAACCATACCTACAACTACTACCTTTACTTATGCCAAGACAGCAACTAACGTTGCATCTACTGCTGTATCTCCAGTAGGTACAGGCGTTGCAGAGGTTATCCACTTTATTGACTACAACTCAGGATCAGACTATCCAGTACACGCAATCTGCGATGATGGTGTCTATGCCTATTGGGTTACTAACGTACTTAATACTGGAACTCCAAGACTGCGAGTATACAAGAAGCTGCTATCTGATGATAGTTCTGTATCGCCTACTCTAATGATTACTGAGAACAGCATTACTGTAACTAACGCTGTTATTGAATATACTAAAGAGCGTCTTGTTATGTGCGTTAATGACAAGATCTATGAGTTTGCAAGTACAGCAACAACATTGCCTGCTGCTGTTTATACCCACAGAGATCCAGACCACATATTTACTAGCATTACTTCATCAGGTGCTGCTATCTATGTAGCAGGATATAGCGGTATTCAATCAAATATTTACAAGTTTACACTTGAAGCAACTGGAGCAATGCCTACGTTAACATCTGCTATTACCGCAGCTGAACTACCAGTAGGTGAAATTACATTTAAGATTTCCTATTACCTAGGTTATATGTCTATCGGTACCAACCAAGGTATGCGCGTAGCACAGGTGTCAGATTCAGATGGCTCCATTGCTTATGGCCCATTGCTCTTTGAATCAGACCAGCCAGTCTATGACTTTGCTTTCCGAGATAAGTTTATCTGGGCAGCAACAGGTGTTGATGGACAGGTGGGCGTTACTCGCGTCAACCTTGGTCAAGAAGTTAGCCAGTTAGTCTTTGCCTATGCCTGGGATCTTTATGACCCAGATGACACGCTAGGTCACTACACCACAGCGTGTGCCTTTATGGGAGATACCAACCGTTTAGCGTTTTGTAATGCAGGAGATGGTGTAGATGGAACTATCTACATTGAATCAGCAACTGAACTAATACCAACTGGTTCAATGCGTACAGGTTTTATCCGCTACAACACACTTGAATTAAAGATTTTCAAATTGATTCAGGCACGTGTTAACACAGTCAATGGTGCATTTAGTATTGATTCTATTGATGAAGATGGTGGAGTAGTTTCGATTGGTATTTTCTCACAAGGTGATGACGTTCCAGAGATTAACATTAACTACCCAGTAGGTGCTCAACAGTACTTAGCCTTTAGATTTAATCTGACTCGATCAGCTAGCGATTCAACTCTTGGTCCACTCTTTACTGGATACCAGACTAAAGCTCTACCTGCTATCCCACGTCAGAGACTTATTCAGTACCCAGTGATGTGTTATGACCACGAGATGGACAAGTTCAATAATGAGGTTGGCTACGAAGGCTCTGCTTGGGCGCGTATGTCACAGCTTGAAACAGTAGAAAATGCTGGAGATACCATCCGAGTCGAAGACTTCCGTACAGGTGAGTCTTACATTGGACTCATTGAAGAGATGGACTTCATCAACAAGACACCAACCGATAAGCGATTTTCCGGTTTTGGAGGATTGCTCCTAGTTACAATCCGGAGCGTTTAATGCAGGCACAAGACTACGCAACAGTAGCTGTTGCAGTATGCACAATAGTAGGAGGCTTTGCTGGTGCAGTGCGCTGGTTAGTTAAGCACTATCTCATCGAACTTAAAAGTAACGGTGGCTCAAGTATGCGTGACTCGTTAGACAGACTAGAAAAGCGTGTTGACGATTTGTTCAAGTTAGTAGCAGAGAAATGAGTAATGATGAAACCTGTTGTAAAGAAAGCCACACCTGCCGCTATTGCTGTACTGCGCCAGGCCACAGCGATATGTCCATCCAGGTCGAAGGTATCGGATGGCTTACTGCCATCAGCAGCACACCAGTTGCAGAATCCTAACTCAGACCACAACACAGGGTACGGTGTGGATTTAACACACTCTCCACTAGATGGAATTGATTGTGCTGATTTGTTTATCAAACTGCAAGCAGATCCACGAGTTAAGTATCTAATATTCAAAGGCCACATTTGGTCTAAAGAAAAGGGAACTGACAACTATGTCGGTCCCAATGCACACAACCATCATCTTCACATCTCGATTAAAGACGGATGTGGGGCTGACACCTCACCTTGGTTCCCTTGGCTGGGAACTCCCAAGGTGGTCAACAAAGTAAAGGCTAACTTCCCTAAGTCTTTACCCAAGAAGAAGGAAACCAAATGAACGCAAAGACACAAGCAGTACTCGCAACATATCTTCGTGCAGGAATCGCAGCAATCATTGCTCTGTATCTTGCTGGAGAATCAGATCCAAAGAAGCTAGCAATGGCAGCAGTAGCTGCAGTTGCCGGTCCAGTCCTTAAGTGGCTAGACCCAAAGGCTACAGAGTTTGGTCGCGGTTCTAAGTAACCGATAGCGCGAGGCAAACGGCCCTCATCCCTTCGGGGGTGGGGGCCTATTTTTTTATGCCGTTTTATTCTGCATCTACTGGGCAAGGAACTGTCACCAGGTTGCCACAATTAACACAGGTAGCATCAAGGAAATACCAAACAAGTTCAAAGTCTTCAAAGGATGCCATAACGTTAAACACCTGGGACCCACACGGACAGACGTGGATAGGGCCTAAGGCCCGCAAATCGGCACCGAAAGGCTCAGGAAGGGCATCTCTGCGCCATCTGAAAGATGGCAGGGTTGGTAGACGGAACCGCACAGTATAGGTATTATTATCGCGCCCCATCAAGGGGCGCTCTCCCTGTTTAATTCGCCTCACGGCTCATATTGTAGCAATCAGGTGCGAGTCTCAGGTGATGACACGCCGTAAGATGGTACCCTTGTGACTATGACAACTATCGTGGGTATCGAAGGTATTGATTTCGCTCTGCTTGTAGCTGACTCACAGATTACCGAGGATAACCTGGTGACATTAGCCACCAGTACACCTAAGATAGTTGAAGTAGGTAAGTACCTGCTAGGTATCTCAGGTGATACCAGACCAGGTGATATACTCTCGTACAACTGGAAGCCTCCGGCCTACAAAGGTGAAGATCCGGTCCAGTTTATGGGCAAAAAAGTTATACCAAGCATACTCGCAGCTTTCAACGACAGTAGTTACGACTACAGTAAGGCAGACAAAGATGGTGGTTTCGATTATCTACTTAGCTTTAACGGCAATATCTTTCGTATTGCTTGTGATCTCTCTTTTTTCCAAAGTTCTCTCGGAATATACGGCATTGGTAGCGGCGGTCAGTTTGCTCTTGGGTATCTCTATGGAGTTAGAAAGAATGATGTCGAAGTAGGTTACGCCAAACGACACGCCCGTATAGCAGTGGAGATTGCTTCGGTCCTTGACTCCAACACAGGCAAGCCCTTACAGTTCGTAGTCCAAGAACGGTTCTAGGAGGAGCTGATGGATTCGACAATTGAACTTAAAGGAATACAAATGACAGATGAATATGCTGCTCATTATTTTTACCAGATGGGTTGGATGGCTTGCCGACTTGCTTACAAACTAAAAGATGAGAAGAACAATGACAGCAACTGATCCTAAAGAATTACTACTAACTGCACTACGTGCAGGCGATGCTAAGCGTTCACGTTCTACACAGATACAGATTGGTCCATCAGAAGTAGGCGGTTGCAGGCGTAAGGTTTGGTATCGCTTGAATGACCAACCTGAAACTAACAACAATGAATTAAAACTAGCAGCCATTATGGGTACTGCTATACACGCAGAAATTGAAAGAGCGCTGGCTGATAATCCAGATGTATTGATTGAGACATCAGTTGAATACAATGGAATGAAAGCACACATTGACTGTTTTGTTCCTAGCACTGGTGATGTTATTGACTGGAAGACATCCAAGATTAAAAACCTTGGTTACTTCCCATCAAAGCAACAACGATGGCAGGTACAACTTTATGGCTACCTCCTAGCTAACAACGGCTATGCGGTCAACCGAGTGTCACTGGTAGCAATTGCCAGGGACGGGGACGAAAGAGATGTCAAGGTTCACACCGAAGACTACGATGAGTCCATTGCACTAGAAGCACTCGGTTGGCTAGCAGCTGTTAAGGAAGCAGCAGAACCACCAGCACCTGAGAAGGATGCAAGTTACTGTCAGTTCTACTGCAAGTTCTATGACGCAAGTGGGCAGATGGGATGCGTTGGTCTAAAAAAAGAACATACACCAGTGACTGATGTTGTCATTGATGATGTAGATATTGACAAGAATGCACTGTTGTACTTACAGTTAGCAGCACAGATTAAAGAGCTAGAGTTCCAACAAGATTCATTACGATCTAGCTTTGAAGGTTTGCTTGGTATTACTAACAGTGGTATCGAAGTAAGTTGGAGCACTATCAGAGGACGCGAGTCAGTTGATAGTGCAGAGGTAGAAAAACTTTTAGGGTTTGTCCCTAAGAAGGTAGGCGCTGAGAGTCAGCGCTTATCTATAAAGCAAAGTGGAGGTAAGTAATGTCAGTAGACGGTACAAAGTTTCAGGTTAACTACAAGTTGCCTGACGGTACGTTAGTTAATCTATATGCCAAAGATGTTAAGGATTTAGAGACAGGTCTAACAGATTTATCAATGGTATCTACTCTTATCAAGTCAACATCACGTGAACTATCTGGTGGAGTACAGGCACCAGCACCAACTGCAGAAGGAATTAAGCAACAGTTCAATGCACCAGGAGCACCAGCTGCAGAGGCACCAGGTAGCAAGGGTTGCAAGCACGGAGCAATGAACTACAAAGAAGGCGTGAACGCTGCAGGTAAGGCGTGGCGTGCGTATATGTGTCCAGCACCTAAGGGTGCGCCAGATCAGTGCGAACCTATCTGGGTTCGATAACAAATGAGGGAGCCTCGTGATTACGAGACTCCATTATGTGCTGAAATCGGTGGAGACTTTTGGTTTCCTGAAAAAGAATCTGAGGATGGCAAAAAGTTACTCGACCCTAGTTATGCAAAGTCTATTTGTCGTAGCTGTGTACACAGAACAGAGTGTGCAGAGTGGGGCATCAAGAACGAACGCTTTGGTATCTGGGGTGGACTAACAGAATACGAACGTAAGGTTGCTCGTTCAAAACGAAACATTAAATTAAAAGGATGGAACGTTGCTTGATTTATCTCGTGCGTGGGGTGGTGTGCTTACCAAAGCAACACCGTTACCCGACGTATGGGATGGGTTAAAAGCAAAAGAGATTAAGTTCCGTCGGGGACAAGTGTGTATGGTTGCAGCAGCACCTAACGCTGGTAAGTCAATGTTCGCATTGATTTATGCAATCAAAGCAAAGGTCCCTACATTATTCTTTTCAGCCGATACAGACACAACTACCGTGATGATGCGAGCAGCAGCTCACACATCTGGTCACTCACAGGTAACTGTCGAGTCCAACCTGGCTACTGATAGCCATTACTACGACCACCACTTCAAGAAGTTTGGTCACATTAAGTGGGTCTTTGATTCATCACCTTCATTAGATGATATTGAGATGGAGATTAGAGCTTACGTAGAACTCTACGGACAAGCACCGGAACTAATCGTCATTGATAACCTGATGAACGTGGCTGCTGAGACAGACAATGAATGGGCTGGTCTTCGTGCGATAATGATGGAACTCCACGATATGGCACGTAAGACTGAGGCTTGTGTACTTGTACTACACCACGTATCTGAGCAATCAGAGTACGGAAGTCCCACTAAACCACCAGCAAGACGGGCTATTCACGGCAAGGTATCGCAGTTACCTGCGCTTATCCTTACCTTGGGTTACGATCCAGGACAGGCAACCTTGTCGGTTGCATCAGTCAAGAATCGTTTTGGGCCACACACTGCAGATGCTTCCAACTATGCAACGTTGTTGGTAAACTATGCAGCGTGTCAGATCTCAGATGAGAATGAGTTTGGCTGGATGCTAAGGAGAGATGCAATGGCAGGATACCAAGGAGCATACAATGTCTAAATCTAATACAGAGATGGCGTACGTAAAGAACCGTATCAATAAGTTAGAGAAAGACTTTGCAGCTTTTGCTTCCTTACTTATTCAAGCAGGTATCGTCCGTGTAGATGTTGAAGAGGGTCAACAAGTGTTCGCTGTCAATAAGGTAAAACTAGATGGCGAATAAGAACGGACGCAAAGGTTCTCAGTTTGAGACTGATGTAATGAAGTGGCTCCGCAAGTGCGGAGTTACAGCAGAACGTCTGACTAAAGCTGGGGCGAAAGACGAAGGAGATATGGTCGCAGTGATTGCGGGAGAAACCTATATCCTTGAACTCAAGAACAGGCAGACTCTTTCATTGCCTGAGTTCTGGAGAGAAGCACAAGTTGAGGCGCTTAACTACGCAAAGGCTAGAGGGCTTGGGGAAGTGCCTTTGTCTTATGTTGTAGTTAAGCGTCGCAACGCTTCAATAGATCAGGCTTGGGTAATCCAAGACTTAGCACAATGGTTAAAGGAGAAACAGTAATGGCAATAGCTATTAAACCTCTTCGTCGTAGACGGCGTACCACACAACGTGGTAAGTCAATGAGTCAATCCCAGAGATGGGGGAAAGTAGTAACAACAATGCCAGTTCCAGGTGGAGAAATAACAACAACAGAAATACTAGTACCAGAAGTTGTACCAGTCGAAGATGCGCCTGCATTTGATGTAGATATAGATGACCCATACGAAAGAGTTAAAGATGATTTGCCTGAACTGTCGTAAAGCTGGAGAAGAGAACCAAGCAAGTCACCTCAAGCGTGCTGCACACTGGCACGACAAGTGCGATACGAAGGGATGTGTATGTCAACACAAGACTGGTCCAGGTTACATAAGGTTGGCAGGCATAACTCCGATGAGGCAAACTCAATCCCCATAAGTCCTATTGTAAGTTACTTCGGTGGAGAAGTGCGGGAGGGTCGAGAGGTTGCAGTGCGTTGTGTAATGCACAGTGACTCTCGCCGTTCTGCATCAATGAATACAGATAAGAACCTTTACTATTGTCAGACTTGTGGTAAGGGTGGCAACGCAGTCAACTTGGTCTGCATACTAGAGAACTTGGAGTTTAAGGATGGCCTCAAACGTGCAATCGAAATTGCTACTAGAAGCGGCTCAGAGATACGCTCAAGCTCTAAGTCCGGAAGCGCTAAACGTGCTAGAAGGACGTGGAATATCTGAAGAGGTAGCATCAAGGTTTATGTTAGGCACAGTAGTTGAACCTAACAATGGACACGAGATGTATGAAGGATGGATCTCTATTCCATACATCACTGCCAGTGGTAGTTGCGTTGGCTTTAAGTTTAGAAGATTAGATGATGGTAAGCCTAAGTATGGTAGCCCTACTGGGCAGAAGGCACATCTGTATAACGTGTGCGATATAACCTTGGACTCACGACACATCGTAGTCTGCGAGGGTGAGCTAGATGCAGTCATTACTAGCGGGATGCTAGGCATCCCAGCAGTGGGTGTACCAGGGGTAGCCAGTTGGAAGAGCCACTTCCCCAAACTCTTTGGTGGCTATGACGTTATCTATATCGTTGGCGATAATGATATTAAAGAGGATGGAACTAACCCAGGAGCTGAGTTTTCTAAGCGCGTGGCGAATGAGGTGATGAACTCAACTATTGTTACACTACCACCTGGTATGGATATTAACGATTACTACTTAGCACACGGTGCTGATGCCACCCGTACGGTACTGATAGGGGAGTCTAATGTATGACAATGACAGAGAACGAGTGGGTCATAATGCTACAGACTTTGCAGCATATGGGCTTTCACATCTTGCAGCAGGACAGAACAACACAACTGATACTCATACGCCCGCAACCAACCCGTTAGCAGATCACCCAGCAGTAGCTGGCTACCGCAAGGTAGGTGTGAGTACTGAGAACTTAACATCCTTTATTGAATCCTTTGCATCCCTGCGTGCTATGCGTGTTAAGGGTGTAGGACACGAGCAGTATGCAATAGCACAAGGGCAGAAGTTCGAGTCTTTTACTACCTCAGATACTGTTCGAGAGTTGATTGAAGAGCTGGCTGATGCCAGCAACTACATAGATTTCCTTGCTATTAAACTACTCAACATCCAGTACACAATAGATCAGGTGCTACCCGACTGTGAGTGAACTACACCCAGTAATCTATGACCTGGTTCCTAGCGTGGCTAGAACTATCTATCGTAGGTACAAAGCTCACGTTGAGTTTGATGACATCAAGCAAGAGTTAATGGCGTGGGCAATGACTCGTATCCCAGACCACACAGAAGATTTAATGGAGCCAGTAGAGGCTAAGCGCAAGCACAATGAGCAGCGCATTGCATACCAGATGAGACGTGTAGCTGAGCGCTATGCACGCAAGGAGAAGGCATCTAAGTCTGGCTACCAGATTATAGATGAAGCCTACTATGACCCAGTTAAGTTAGGTCAACTGCTTCCCTTTGTTATTGCATCAGTCATTGATGGCACAGTGCTAGAGCAGGTGCAACAGATGATTCAAGATGGATTGCCTAAGGGTAAGTCATCACCAGCAGAAGGCGGCAACCTGCTGATTAGCCTTATAGATATTAAACGTGGCTATCTTAAACTAGAAGCAGATGACCAGGCCCTATTGCGTATGCGTCATCACGAGAACTACACGCTGCAACAGATAGCACAAGTACTAGAATGTGCTACATCTACTGCAGATCGCAGGTGTGGTAATGCTTTGAATAGATTAAAAGACTTACTCGGTGGACCGAGTCCTTTTCAATGAAAGAACAAGAGTTATTTGACTACCTTAAAGTCAACCTGTATCCGGACCTGACCAAGAGCGAGGGCATCTATGATGCCTTTGACTGTATCTCTAGGCAAGCTGGTCACTACATCGAACTCAAGTGTAGAAACACTCATTATCCCACGTTACTGATTGAAGAGATGAAGTATCGCAAGCTGATAACGCAAGCAGCAGAGCGAGATCTCATCCCGTTCTACATCAACTCGACACCAGTAGGTGTCTTTTCTTTTGACCTAATGGATGTACCTGAACCAGAGTGGCTCAGTCACTGGATGCCAGCAACTACTGAGTTCTCACGTTCGCATAAGGTCAGTAAGTTAGTAGGATATTTAGCTATTGAGGAGGCAGTGCAGTTATGATTTATGAGTACAAGTGTATCAAGTGCAACGCAGTTCTATCCGTTGAGCGTAGCATCCACGAGGAGGCATCAACTCCTATGTGCTTTGATTGCCACGAGAGTATGGATAGAGTGTGGTCTACACCAGGTATTCAATTCAAGGGCGGAGGGTTCTATTCTAATGGTGGATAATAAATACCCTGATTGGTTTAGCATTACTGCTAAGCCTAACTTTGAGAGGTTCTTAATTCCCTTAGCGGGTCAAGAGAATCTGACCTTCCTCCAGCTCGGTGCATACACGGGTGATGCCAGCCTATGGCTGCTCGATAACGTACTTACTGGCAGGAACTCTATCTTGGTTGATGTTGATACGTGGGAGGGATCTGATGAAGAGGTGCATCATAAGATGGACTTCTCTGATGTTGAAGCTACCTATGATACAAAGGTACGAGGCAAGGCAGTCAAGTCCAAGAGCACTACTGTTAAGTACCTACTAAAGAATAGTTTTGAGTATGACTTTGTCTATGTAGATGCAGACCACACTGCTGCCTCTGCCCTGATAGATGCTGAGTTGGCTTGGTACTCCCTTAAATCCGGTGGCATCCTTGCCTTCGATGACTACGAGTGGGGTACTCACCTGCCCGCTCACCTTGCACCTAAGCTGGGTGTGCAGTTGTTTATTCACAGACATCAGGCAGAGTTTGAAACCCTTGTAATCAATGGACAATACTGGGTACGTAAGATATAATTTAATCCTTGGCAAGCGCCCGCTTGTTGAGTGCTAGCAAGAAGCCCCCGCCGGTTACCCGACAGGGGCTTTTTGTTTAGCTAAGGAAAAGGGTTAAGAAACCTTAGCCACATCTACTATATTTTGTATGAGCCACTCTACCACAGGCACTGCAACTGCATTACCCATTTGCTTATAGCGAGCAGAGTCTGACTGTCCAGCAGTCCAATCATCAGGGAAACCCTGTAATCTTTCACACTCTACTGGTGTTAAGCGGCGTACTGTTCCTTCATTAAGAAGTGTTTGATCGTTAGCAGTTGCAATAGTCAAAGACTTGTCATCACTAATCAATGGACCTTTACCTCCGCCTGGTTTACCTTCACGCATACGCATTAGCATAGGCATATTGTTCCCACCTGTCCCCATTCTAGCTTGAAGTGTATTGATTACTCCGCCTTGTAAGCGTACATCATCTACTCTATTACCATAAAAGATAATAACAGTAGTTCTAATATCTCCATTATCAAAAGCATTCAAGGTCGGCATTACCCCCCCCTCAATCCAAGTCTCATAGTCATCCACGTTTTGAGCACGCCTACTCTTTGTGAACCACAAGGTTTTCACTTCCTCCACCTAAGTCTCCACCATTGGCACGCAAAGTACCAACTCCTTCTGTGTATCCACCAAAGGATGATGAAGTTACTACTACATTATCTTCAGGTCTTTTGTATGTAGTAGCGGTAAGAGTTGTTACTCCTGGTGAATACTTGGCGAAGCCTGTTTGACCAAAGCTAAGCGGAGTGCTTCCGGTAGTGTCTTCTCTCGTCTTGCGGATCTGCGTAGGATTCCTTCGCAAGCCCTCTGACTTAAAAAGTATTTCGGCAATGCCTCTGTCAGAAGAACGTCGCCCAACGATGAAGACTCTTTTGCGTCGCTGGGGTACTCCGAAGTATTGAGCATCAAGCACACGCCAGCCGACAGAATACCCGAGGTCGGCCATCGTCCCGATGACGACTCCAAAATCTGCTCCTTTGTTACTGGATAGCAGACCAGGTACGTTTTCGAGGATGAAGTATTCGCTTTGCGCTTCTTCCACAATTCTTGCAGCTTCCCAGAATAACCCGCTTCGTGCGCCAGCAAGACCAGCTCTTTTGCCAGCAACGCTGACGTCTTGGCAGGGAAATCCTCCTGCAATAATTCCTTTGCTTGGATTAAATCCGACTCCAATTAAATCACTTCCTTTCACTGTAGTTACATCATTAAATTGTGTTGCATCAGGGAAGTGCTCAGCCAATACCTCATTGCACTTCTTATCTATCTCAACAGAGGCTACAACTCTTACGCCTTGTCGTTGCATAGCAAGGTCAAATCCTCCGACACCTGCGAATAAAGATACGCCCGTCATCTCACTCATCAGTACCAGCCTCGTCTATTGCTATGTTGGAGAGCGCGGCAGAAACTTCCGCCGTAGCGGTGCTCAACATATCGCACAGCGTGGAGGATTTGGATACCAGGGTCGCTACTTCTCTCTCTAAGGAGCTGAGCAATTCCGTAAGCAGTGGATCGTTTGTTGTCTGCCAAGTGGTCAAGCCGGCTCTCACGGGTCCAAAGGGTGATAGCACATTTGACCTGACTGTTGTTGTAACCGAGTGCGTTGAGGTAACTAATGATAAGTGCCTTGTTCTCACGCTTCTCCTCCATAGTTGCCTTCGTCCTCGCCTGCATCTGCGGGATCTCCAAAGGGTGGTGTGCTATTTGCTCTGGTATGAATACCCACAGTAAGCCTACTATCAGGGTTAATACTCCAAGTCTTGCCCTCTTGCTCATCAAAACTCCTTTGTTCATCAAGCAGTTGCTTGTACGTGTCCGGATATAGGTGAGCTAGGCGCACTAGCGCCTTGTCTCTTGCTCTTCGATAGTTACGGTAATGAACTACTTGTCTCCCGCTTACCTGCTTACTCTCCATTGATCTTGTCCTCCCACACTATAAGCACATATGCTACCAGCATTACTAGTATCAGACCTAACGCTAGGCTCATAGGCTAGCTGCCTTAATGATATCGGTGATATCTAGGCTTTGGCCTACTAGGTGAGCGTCCTCTTCATCGCTCTCCCACCCCGACACCAGTACACGAGAGCCGGTAGGTGCTAGATATAGCCATTGTAGGCACTGCTCTGGGTCATTACCACCCCACTCAGCGTTACCGTTCTCGTCCACTACCTCATATAGCAAGATAAGATCAGACTTCTTTGGGTGTATGGTGTAGATATTACTCATCTTCTCCCTCTTCCAATCCAAACAGGCGAGCCATTGCAGAGTTCGCTCTCTCTAAGTTCTTAATAGCCAAAGCTATGTCCTCTTCCTTGATGTTCTTCTCTGCTTGATCTAGGCATAAGTTGAACTTAGCCCGTAGGTATTCTTCATTCATTTACTTGCCTCCACTTGTTTGTTCTCGCACTCTTCGCAAGTGCTAGAGTCGTAGGTATTGCGGTCGTATTCTCCCTCGCACGTATCGCACTGTACGTAATAGGTGTCATCATAGAAAACAGGATCGTTAAGTTGCATTTCATAACTCATATGTCTGCCCTCGCCATTAGCCATTCATCGGCTAGGTGCAAGGTAATAGCCTTGCCTGCCTCTCCCATAGCTGCCATTAAAGTACCGGCTACGCCGGCTCCCTCGATTATGCAATTACCTCTAGTGTCCAATAGATCTATTACCCACGCTCTCTCGCTCTCGCTCTCCATATCCTCAAATTCTCGGATACTTAGGCGATAGATAGTCTCGCTTAGTTCGATCATTTACTTACCCTCTCCCTCGCACGTTAATAGATCTTCACACCATTCATAGCCGGTGCCAGTCCATAGTAGGTGACTAGCTATCTCCCATAGTCCCCAGATAGCTAGTCCTATCAAGATCCCAGCTACGAGCCAGCCTCTCGGTGTTATGTATTGCATTACTCGCCCTCTCCTTCTGTCATAGTAAGAATGTACCCACGATCTAAGCCCTCTATGTAGGCGTCTAGCACCGCCATAGTGGTTTCATAATCCCATTGTTTAGGCATTGTGATAGTTACGCTCACGCCTCCACCTCCTGTCCAAACTTGACGTTTTTATAGCAAGAGGCATTGTAGGCAACCTCTCCCACCTGATCGCAATAAATACCTTCAACGCGACCTAATACCTTGCTTTCTTTATAGCTTTTACCCTTAGCCCTACGCCGTAACACTCTCTCGACGGTATAAGTATCGTCCCAGGCTAGTGTTATGCGGACAAGATAACCGGCAGACACCGGCAATTCTACCTCCACGCACTCACCTTCCGGCTTGTATACCCCTACACGTCCTCCGCTTATAGCTGCCACGTTACGAATACCGATCTGTTGAATGAGAGTATCCTCATCAAACGGACGTCCTAATTGTTGATCCATTGTCTAACCCTTTCAATAGTGGAATGGAGACTAGTATCTCCCCACCGCCTACCCTTAACGGATAGGCGATAGGTAAATACTAGGCAGCTTCTAGCGTCTGGCACTCTCTCGCGCCCACTTCTCCTTCTGCTAATAGATAGGCGATCTGCTGCGCTGCTTGTTCAATAGCTCGCTCGTGTTGATATTGTAACGCCTTGAAAGAGTAACGAGATACCGGCTCGCTTATCACTCTCGCGTTATAGTCTCGGTACATCACAAAAGTTTCCATTGTAAAGATCCCACTAGTGCCGGTTATACATTCTGAAAGTATTGTGTGTATAACCTTGCTAGTAGATGAATGATAAGTGGACAGTTTCACGCGATAGTTATTCTCTAGCGTGTAGGTACTGACTATCTTTCTGCCTTGCTCATTGATGATTTTATCCTGCTTCATTCTCTAACCCTTTCTATAGTTAGCTCCTAGTGAGCTACCATAGGAGAGAGGATACACATACTCTCCCCCATAGTAAAGCACTAGATATAATCTTTCACCGTGTCCAATACCTGGCTATAAGTAAAGTCTCCGGATTTATAGCTGCGGATCACGCGTAGAATATCCTCCTCCTCTCGTATAGTCTCGAACAATATGCCAGGATCTGCCATAAGATCGCCGGCTAGGCATTGAATAAGGTTAGCTGCGCTCATTGTCATATTACGCGCTCACTTTCTCTTGTAGGTGGATACCTTGCTTCTCGTATACCTTAAGGATAGCGCGTAGGCGTGTCTCCGATAGGATAGCGCGTACCCATTCTGCGCCATCATAATCAATAAGCGAGATCTCTCGCTTGATCTGCTTAGCCATTATGCCACCGCCAGCTCACGCGCTAAGCGTGGAGATGTCTCGCTAATCTCCTCCGTGTCGGTTATGTCGAATACATAACGCCAGGTAAAGCGTAGATCTCCGTCGTCGTCCGCGCCGATAGGCACTAGAATAGCTGCGCCGCGTGATCCTTTCTTTACGCTTCTGCCAGCTTCTCTCCACGCGTGGAAGCCAGCGCATTGTGTCGCGCTAGGCTTCTGCAGAATAATCATCAATGCGTTATTAGGTGAGAAGCTATCTAGTAAGTTACTAGGTGGCGTGATACCTTGATCTTTTAACGCTTCTACGCCAGCGCGTAGGTTAGCGATAAAGTCTGCTTTATCTTGCTTAGATCTTGTCATTATCTTAACCCTTATCTTGTGAGCTTGTAGGTGTCTCACTAAGTAGAGAATACTAAGTGACTATACCTTATGCAAGACTAATCAAGTATTGAATGGTAACGATTAGATAACGATTTAATAGGTTTATGGGTAGACATATGGCGCGGATATGTCTAAGGGTTATGGCACTAGATCACCGGATAAGGCTAGGCGATAGCTCACCGGTTATGGCTATCGGTTAGCCGGATATGGCTAGGCCTTGCAAGGTTAGAGGGTTACTTAATAGCTGCAAGGGTTAAGGGTTAGGTGTGCCGGGTAGGTAGTCCGCCCCTATCTCTTTACTAACACCCTAGACATCTAGCCCGCATATGTCCAAGCCTTACCGTAAAGTAGAGGGTTAGGCCGGAGACGGACACCCCCCCTTGTTGAATTGTGGCGCGGTGGTCCGTATACTCCCCAACAAAATATATTTCCTAAAGTGAGATCCAATAATATGGCTCTGACCTGCACTTATACTTACTGTGATACAACTCACATCTGTAAAACGGGAAATGCGTTAAATTTCCTGCCTTATATATAGTAAGGGGTTTTAATAGGAAAAACCCCGACTGGTGTTAATGTGGCCTCTGGCGAGGCCCCTAGGCCGAGACCTAACTTACCCCTCAGTTCGCTTGGGCTCCTTCGGGCGCCAAGCCCGAACTAGTCCGTACTTTTTAGTGGGGATAGCTATATCTAACCAGATGTAGATCATCCATTAACCAGGTGGAACCCCCTGCTTTAACCAGGTGAGAAAACTTGTTCCGCCCGATTTTTTTTGAGGAGATTACGTGGCTGATAATTCAGCAGATATAGCAAAGCGTATTATCCTCGGCGCAGTAGCAGAGGGTATGACCGTCGAGGCAGCCACGGCTTCTGCCGGTAAGTCCATCAAGACCTACGAGTACTACCGCCGCACCGATAAGATATTTTCAGATAAAGTGGACCGAACCCGCCTGGGTCTTAAAGACAAGGCATTTGCATCTGGCGATGTCCACGACATTACTTTTGCCGAGTTCCGCCAGAGGTTCCTGCATAGCCGTACCTTTGAGCATCAACAGAATATTGTAGATGTAATTGAGGGCAGAGAACCTGGATGGCTACACCCATCTATGAAGTTTGAAAAGGGTGTGGCTAATAACCGCATTCTTATTAACATCCCGCCCAACCACGCCAAGTCAATGACTATCACCGTTGACTACGTCACCTGGCAGGTAGCACGCAATCCCAACTTCCGTGTTCTTATTGTTTCCCAAACGCAGCGCTTAGCTGCCGACTTTCTCTACGCCATCAAGCAACGCCTGACTCATCCGAACTATGAAGATCTACAACAGGCATACGCGGCTGGCGTAGGGTTTAACTCAAAGACTGCTTCCTGGCAAGCAACCCGTGTCACCTTCGGTGATGAACTCCGTGAGTCATCTGAAAAGGACCCGAACATCGAGGCCGTTGGTATCGGCGGTCAAATCTACGGCAAGCGTGCCGATATGATTATTGTAGACGATGCTGTGACGCTCTCTAACGCTAATGACTTTGAACGACAGATTAAGTGGCTCACCCAGGACGTTCGCTCCCGTTTGAACCCTACAGGTAAACTTATTATTATCGGTACCCGTGTAGCATCCGTTGACCTATACCGCGAGCTACGCCAAGAAGATAGATACCCAGGTGGATTAGTTCCTTGGACCTATCTTGCAATGCCAGCATTGCTGAGCACAGATGAGGACCCTGACAAGTGGGAAACTCTGTGGCCTAAATCAGATGCACCCTTTGACGGGCAAGAAGAATCTGACAAGGACGAGAACGGTTTATACCCACGATGGTCTGGACGGAACTTATACAATGAGCGTCAAGCGATGGACACCAGCACTTGGGCGCTGGTCTATCAACAGCAAGATGTCTCCGAGAACTCTGCTTTTGATCCTGTCTGTGTTCGTGGCTCTATTGACGGTATGCGCAAATCCGGCCCATTAGTTGCAGGACACCCAGGTCATCCTAAAGATTTAAGCGGCTTCTCAATTATCTGTGGTCTTGACCCAGCGATGATTGGCGATACCGCAGCTATATGTTATGCCATTGATCGTAGTTCTAATAAGCGCTACATCATAGATGCAATCAAGATTACGCGACCATCTCCGGCAGACATCAGAGACTTGATATTTAACTGGACTTCTTTATATGGACCCAGTGAATGGATAGTGGAGAAAAATGCTTTCCAATCATTCCTTACCCAAGATGAAGGAATTCGTCAGCACCTGGCAAGCCGAGGAGTGCTACTGCGGGAACACCATACTGGAAACAACAAGTGGGACGCAGGCTTCGGTGTTGCATCAATGTCAACTTTGTTCGGCACCAAGCAACACGATGGCAAGCACCACCGCGACAATCTTATCCATCTTCCCTCTGATCAGACGGAGAATGTTAAGGCACTGATTGAACAGTTAATCACTTGGACTCCTACTACTAAGGGTAAGACAGACTTAGTAATGGCGCTGTGGTTCTGTGAAATCCGAGCACGTGAGATGCTCAACTATGGTCAGTATAACTCTCACCACCTTAAGAATCCGTTTCTTACATCAGCTGAGAAGCGTAAGCGTGTAGTTGTCAACATTGACCAACTGCTTGCAGATCAAAACAAACACTTCGTCTAGGGAGATAACAATGGCAACAGCATCAAAGTGCAAAAAGTGTGGCAAGTCAAAGAAAATGTGTAAGTGCTAATGGCAACAAAGAAGCCTACGCCTAAAGCGACTGTTAAGGCACCTGTTAAAAAGAAGGTGCAAGTAATGCCAGATAAAATTTCTCCATCCAAGATGACACCGGCACAAAAAGCGCGTTATCTCAAGAACCCAGAACGCTACGACTACTAAGGACAACTAATGGCAAAGCCAACCAAGCAACAGATAGCACAAGGCAAAGCCCGTGCAGGTGGTAATAATCCAGTTAAAGTAACTAACGCTGAATTAAAAAAACTTGCTAATGGTGTTGTAACCGCTGTTTCTATTGTTGCTCCTGGTGCTGCAGTTAAAGACGCAGTTCTTCTTGCAAAAGCAATTAAAGCTGGTAAGTTAACAAAAGATACTATCCGAGCTGCTGAAATATCTAAACTTCAAAAAGCTGCTCAAGAAAAACCTTATGCTAAAACATATAAAGGTAAGCAAGGTGTAGATTCCGATACAACAATTAAAGTAAAAGGAACTCCTAAACAAACTCCTGAAACTGGAGCAAAAGTAGTTTTCAAAAAAGTTGTTGAACCTGGATCTCCTAAACTTATTAAAGACCGTGCTGCAAGATCTGAAACAAGAATTAAATCTGCAGATGAAGCCATTAAAGAAAACATTAAAAATCGCAAGGGCAAACTAGCTCGTTCAACCGCAGCAGCAGTTGCTGGTTCAACAAACTTAAAGCCTAAAAATAAGTAAGGAACCCCAGTGCTAACACCAAAAGAAGTTAACGACAAGCTAGGTCGGCTGCAGACCAAATTCGCTGCACGCGACCAGCGTATGCGTGATGTTCTTTCGGTACGTCAAGGAGATCTCTCAAAGGTCTACCCTTCGATGTTCTCCGAAGATTATCCAAAGCCACTCGTGGCTAACTTCATTGATGTTGCAGCACGTGACTTAGCAGAAGCGATGGCACCACTGCCATCATTTAACTGCTCAGCTACTAATATGGTTTCAGACTCTGCACGTAAAGCAGCAGATACTCGTACTCGTATTGCAAACTTCTACGTCTCAGTTGCTGAACTGCAACTGCAGATGTATGAAGGTGCTGACTGGTTTAACACATACGGAATGATGATTGGTATGGTCGAGATGGATTACGACTCTA